GCCCGCGACGCTGGCCGCGCGCGACAGGCAGTCGAGGACCACGGGCTGCGCCCCCACGTGGCCGTCCCACGCGAGCTGCGCGCCGGTGGCGGTGTCCGTGATGACCAGGCCGTCCATGTCGCCGCTGGCGGTGATGGTGGGGTACGCGGCGCTGGTGCCGTCGTTGCGCAGCGTCGCTACGTTGGCGACCGCGCCGCCGTCCCCGAAGGACAGCGGCCACAGCAGGCCGTGCGGGGCGTCCGCGTGCCACGCGAGCGCGCCCGCAGCGGCCCCCGGCGAGAGGTACGCGCGGTGGGGCGTCGTGCCGTATCGGCGCGGGTCCGGGCAGACGATTGTGAGGGTGAAGGTCACGGCCCCGCCGCGAACCCCCTTGCCGACCTCGGCGGTGAGCGCCCCGGTCGCGTACGTCTCGGCCACGCCGTCATCGACGGCGATGGACACCAGGCGGTGGGCCATGACCCCAAGCGGCGCGAGCGACGAGACCGCCTCCGCCCTCGTCCTCCCGAGCGCGTACCCGTCCACCGTCACGGTCCGCGACGAGTACGCCACCTGCGACGGCTCTATGGCGAAGGCCCCGTCTCCGAGCTGCCGCTCGGTGAGGTCCCACTTGCCGTCTGGGGTCCCGTACCACCCCGCCAGCCCGGACGCATGCAGGCCGGGGGCTCCGCCCGGAGGACCCAGGCGCACGGCCCCTCCTCCCCCATCTATGGTCACCGTCAGCGCGTCCATCAGGACACCTCCATCGCGGTGCGCATCGCCGACCTGCTGAGGATGGCCGCCGCAGCATAGATGTCCTGGTCGCTTCGCACGACCCTTGTGCTGAAGCTCTGGTTTACCACCGTCGTGCGGCCGGGCGCGGGGTAGGGGGAGCCGGCCCTCGCCGTCGCCCACGCGAGCCCCGGCGAGCCCGCAGCCATGGCGTCTGCCAGGCGTCCGCCGATGCCGGAGACGAGCGGCTCCACATCCGAGCCGAAGGCGCGCTCGATGCCGCTCCCAAGCCCGTGCATGATGGCCATGCCGTGCGGCACGAGCAGCCTGCGGTCGTACTCTATGGGGCCCTTGTGCTCGGCTATCCAGCCGGCGATGCCGCCGACGAAGTCCGTCACTGCACCCCACGCGCTCTTAAGGCCATCGAGGAAGCCCTGCATGACCCCCTTGCCGGCGCTGAAGAGGAGACTGCCGAGGTCGCCGATGGAGGATAGGATCCTGCCCGGCAGGCCCGCGAACCAATCGAGCACCTCCCCGCCCTTCTGCGTCGCGCCCGACAGGAGCCCGCCCACGAACTCGAGCCCGGCGGAGAGCATCTGGCCGACCGCGCCGGCCACTGCGGCCACTGCCTGCAGGAGCAACGTGCCGATTGCCGCGAGTATCTGCGGGGCGTCGTTGATCACCGCCGTCGCGAGCGCGAGGAAGAGAGTCACGGCTGCGGCCAGGATGGTCGGCAGGTTGTCCCCGATTGCGGCGGCGAGAAGCTGTATCACAGTCGTCAGGGTGTCCACGATCTCCTGTGCGTGCTCGGACATGTACGTCATGACGCCCACGATGACCTGCGCCACCGCGACGAGCAGGTACGGCAGGAGCTGCGCCGCCTGCGACAGTAGCGGCCCCACCACGGACGCGATGCCGGCGAGCAGCGACTGGGCCTCGCCGGCCCAGTCGACCCCGGCGAGGTACTCGCGCACCGTCCCGAGCGCGCTCGCCGCCGCGCCGACGAGCCCGGCCGCCACGTCGGCCACGACCGGCAGGAGGGTCTGGCCCACCTGCGAGACGGCGGTGGGGAGGTACGAGACCACCGTCGTGAACACCTGCCCCACGCGCGGGGCGACGTTCGTCACCACGTTGTCGACGGCACCGAGCAGGTTGCCCACGAGCGCGCCGACGTCCGCGTCCGGGTCGGCAAGGCCCGTCAGGAGGTCCTCCCACGCCGCCTTGGCCATGGTCACGCTGCCCTCGATGGTGCCTGCGGCCTCCTTGGCCGTCGTGCCCGCGATTCCCTGCGCCTCCTGGACCTGCTGGATGGCCTGGACGCAGTCCGCGAACGAGTCTATTGAGAGGTCGCTCGCCTCGCCGTTCGCCGCGCCCCACGCGTTGGCGTCGGCTATGAGCTGCCGCATCCCCTCCTCCGTGCCGGCGTAGCCCAGCTTGAGGTTGTCCAGCATCGTGTAGTTCTGGCGGGATATGCCCATGATGGCGTTCTGCACGTCCTCGGCGTTCGAGCCGAAGACGTTCACGTTGTCGCTCATGGCGCGCATGGCGACGTCGGCCATGTCGGCGGCCCTGGCGGTGTCCCCGCCGAGGGAGTTGATGAGCGCGGCCGAGAACGACGTGGCCTGCTGCATGTACTGGTTGGCGCTCATGCCGCTGGTCTGGTACGCCTGCGCGGCGTACGCCTGCAGCCTGCCGGACGCGTCGCCGAACAGCTTGTCGACGCCCCCGACCATCTGCTCGTACGTCGAGTACGCCTGCACCGAGCCGCCCACGACGGACTGAGCGGCGCTCGACACCGCGCCCGCGACCTGCTTCGCGACGTCCCACATGGCGTTGCCCATGGCCACGCCCCTGGCAATGGCGCCAGAGGTGATGCCCTCCACCTTGGAGGACGCCTGGTCGTCCACGCCTATCCTCACCATCAGGTCCAGCAGGTCCACCTTGTCACACCACCCTCAGTCCGGCGCCGTCAACGACGCGCCGCGCTATCTCCCCGAACCCCTCGTGCGGCCGTTCCCTCGGGTCGAAGTCGCCGAGCATCGCCGTGTACGGGCGCTCCACGTACTCGCCGCGAGCGGCCGCCCTCACGCTGTCCGCCACGTACGCGCGCCAGAGCGCGCGCTCCTCGTCCTCCCGCGCGCGGGCCCCCGCGTAGGCGAGGAACGGCCCTACGCCGTCAGGTCCCCGGTACTCCCCGAGGCAGAGGAGGAGGCTGCGGCCGTCCCTGCGGGAAGCGAGCCTAAAAAAGCGAGCGCCTCCTCGTCGGTGAGCAGCTCGACCAGCCCCTGCAGGACCTGCGGGAGCGTGTGCGTCGCCTTCCACTCGCCGGCCTCCTGGCCGTCCGTGGCGGCGAGGATCGCGATCACGTCCTCCCCGTGCTCGGAGAGGAGCAGCGGGGCGGCCTTCGCGACTGCCTCCGCCTTGCCCGAGGAGCCGTCGGCGGCCCTGAGCGCGTCCGCAACGCGCCGGTCGGTGGCGATTGCCACGACCCTCGGGATGAGCACGCCCAGCACGTCCATGGCGCGGTCCGCGCCGATTTCGGAGAGCCTCATGCCTACGCCCCCGTCGTCTCGTCGGTCCCGGCCTTGACGTACACCTCGTAAGGCACCTTGTCCGGGGCGTCCATCGAGTAGTGCGCGGTCAGCTCGAAGTCCATCTGGCCCTTCTTCTTGTTGTCCGACTTGAGGGAGAATCCGCCGGTCGAGAGGGCGTTCTCCATGTGGATGGCGAGGAACCCCCCGTTCTTGTCGCCGTTCTTGTCGGAGTAGTCGCCGACCCACCAGACGTCCATGAAGTCCGCCTCCATGAGGTCGTTTCTAGGCACGACGTGCGTGGAGTCGCCCGAGTCGACGTCTGCCGCGCCCACGAGCTGCCTCACGACCTCCGCCGTGGCGGTGACGAGCGTTCCGGACATGGTCACCTCGATGGAGTCGAGGCGCTTCAGCTCCTTCATGTTTGCTGGGCAGTTGTCAATGTCCTCCCCGAAGTCCGTGTAGCTTGGCTTGGCATTGAACTCGACGCCGCCGCTCGTGGCACCGATGATGCCGGAGCCGGCCACGGTCGCGGTCTTCGGGTCGAAGCTCCTTAGCATCAGCCCGGCGTTCAGCTGCAGGTGCGAGAAGGTGTCGGACGGTATCTGGGTGAACTTCATTTTGCCTTGCTCCTTGTCTAGTCCGTGGTCATCCACTCGACCGTGACGTTTATGCGCCTGCGGCTCACGGCCGGGTCCTCGTCGGCCACCGCCTGGCACCACGGCTCGCCGCGCGTGAGCCACATCCCGCCGCCGTCGCATGCGAGCATGGCGCCGCCCAGGCCGATAGCGCGGGACAGGGCACGCGCGCGGGAGTTGGTCGCGGCCTCGCCCTCGCCGCGCGTCCACAGGTCGACCGTGGCCGCAGTGGGCGCCGCGCCCCAGGTGGACGCGGGCAGGGTGAATGTCACGAACGGGTACGAGGCCGAGTCGGGCACGCGCCCGTCCGCGTACGCCCCCGCGCCCACGGCGCCGGCGAGCCAGGCCGAGAACGCCGCCTCCGGGGTCACTCGCCCACCCCCTCGGCCGTGACGCGCTCGGCGCCGATGCCCGCGCCATCTGGCGCCGCCTGCGGCGTCGACGTGACGCGCAGGATCGTGCCGTCCTCAAGGCGCACGAGCTCGTGGAAGCGCAGGCCGGTGCCGCGCGGGCACAGGACCTCCCACGCGTCCCGCTCGCACACCTTGCCGCCAAGCTCCGCGGGCTGCGCAGATTCGCGGACGCACGCCGCGCGGAAGGTCGCGCCGTCGGAGAGCGTGCGCACGGTGCCGCCCTCCCCGTCCGGGGCTTCGGTGGCCACCAGGCGGGTGACAACCTGGGACATGCGGTCGAGGAGGCTCATAGCTTCCTCCATTTGTTCAGGCGGGAGCGGTAGGCCGCCTCCCACGTCATGGGCAGCCCCGT